CGCCTCTAGGGCTGTAGTGGTCCAGGCGCTGCCACTCCAGTTGCTTCCGACCGGTCCGATAGACGCCGGCGGAGAGGTCAAAGACATCCCATCTGCAAAATTTGAAAGGTTGTGTTCTTCGCGAATGTTGCGGCAGTTCGTGTAGCTGAATCGTGAATCGGTGGTGCTGAGCGTGATGCCAGTCCCAAGCACTCCCGCCGGCGTCCAGATCTTTATGGTGTAGTTCCACCGGTTGGAGGCTCCGGAAATGATTGTGGCGCTGACCACCTCGCACAGCCCCTGCGTAACGATCTGACCCTTGATGACCTGCTGGTCTGCCCACTGCATGGCCTCGCCGAAACGCTGCGTGGCGTTCGCCGCCGCTTGCCAACCATTGCACACCACGGCATTTGCCTTGCCGTACATACCGCCGTGGAAAAGTGGTTGCGAGTAGGACATCAGAAGATCATCGGCGGGTACGCCTTGGCCAGATCGCTTTGGATGGTGGTGGGCAAGAATGACGCATTGAAATCGGTAGTGCTTGGGAAGCGCTGATACCACGCCACCTTGTCGCACTGTTGGATCTGCTGGCCAGCGATACTTACGCCAGGTAACAAAATGGGCTGCCCGGTTGGGTTTGGGACCGGCATCTGCTCGACGTGGAAGTAGGAATCAAAGACCCACGTGTGAACGATCCGCCAGAGTTCTCTATCGAGCGTGGCGCTGAATCCCTTGTAAAGCATCGTGCCGATGGAAGCGCCCAAAAAGGCCACGCTGTTGCGCTTGTTCACAGCGTCATAGAACGTCTGGAACGGCGGATCGACGGGCGTTGTGGTCGAGATCAGCGGTGACCGATCCCACTTGTACTCGAGTTGCCTGGTGATCTGCGGAAGTTCCTTGGCGCGCGGTGCACCGTTCAGATCGATCCGAGTGCCACCAATGTCCGCCGAAGGTGGCCATGTAACAGTGCCATTGGTTGGCAGTGTTACGCCAGTGCGATACTCGGCGTACTGCCGGCTGCTCAGGCTGATCGTCTGCTTAGCGCCGTAGCCCTGCTTGGTAGCGTCAATCGGCGACATGGTGAAGTAGACCGCCGTGACTCGCCAGGTGTACGGCACAGCCGGTTCAGGCACAGCAGTGACCGATCGGCACACCATGCTGGCAATGCCGGTGTTCATGGATGTACCGGTGGGGGTGTGAATCGCAGCCGGTGGCCGCGTTTGCACCATCGGCATTCCGGTCTGTGAAAGTACCGCCCCATCGCCGGGATAGTTCTCGCCGGAAGTAGTCGGTTCCCAATACGCCAAGTAAACCGCCGTCAGCGTGGTTTCATCGACGTTCTCGAAGTTCCACTGGCGGGAGTCCTTCACCTCGATCATTCCAAGAGTGCCCATTACTGCGCCCCCCCGCGTAACGACTTATCGATCGACCGTAAATACATGATGTTTTCCGCGCTGCCTTGTGCACCAGGCGCAGCAGTGTTTTGATAAGCGAAGTTCTGCGCGTTCGCAAGTTCGCCAAGTTGGCCAGCCGCCGCGCCGGCAGTCGTTGCGCCGCCGGCAAAGTCACCCGACAAGAACTGTTCAACCGCCGCAATGCCAGTGGCTGCAGACTCTAAAAGCATATTGGTAGTTGCTGTCAGGTTGCCGCCGAAACGTGCCGTGGCACCCATACCTGCATTGATGCCGCCGGCGTTGCGCTCAATGCGCGCCGCCGCACCGGTTGCAATGTCGCCGGCAGCTTGTGAGGTCTGAATCGATCCAGGCGTGAGCGCCGCACCGATCTTGATATCCGCTTTTAGCTTCTCGGCGTTGGCCAGATTCTGTGCACCCATCGCCGCGCCCGAATACTTCAGCGCCGCGCCGTTCAGTTCAGCCATCCGGCGCTCGACACCGCTGAACACCTGTGAGATCCCCTGGAACGCCATCTGCGTCATCTGTAGGGTCGCGGTAATCCCAGCGGCTGCCGCGCCACTCTTGGCCGTCTTGTTCAGCTTGCCGAGTTCTGCGGTGGTCTTAGCGACGCCACGCGTGATACCACTGGTATCCATCTCCGCATAGATCACCGACTTCATGCTCTTATCTGCCACGGTTTATCCCCTTCTTTCGCAACCACGGCACTAGTTCGGACGGGCGCTTGTGTGTCAGCGCCGACGCAATGATGGTCAATAGGTACTCGCACCGTTCATCGGTGGTGAGTTCCTCGGCCAGTCCTGCGTCCATTTGCATCCTCATTTCGGGGCTTGCGTTTCGGTAGAGCCGCTTGGTAGCGGCGTTGTAAAACGGGGACGGTTCACCTCGTCAATCAGCGCGCTTGCCACTTCATGGTCCAGCGTTCCAACATCCACACCAGGTGCGAACAGTGGCGATCCATCCGGTAGCGTGAATAGCCGGGTCCACCAGTACGGCAGATCGTTCGCCAGTGAGATATCCGCCAGGGTCGCACGGCGTACCACCACCGGCCCAATGCCGACAATCTCCACCGTGCGCGGAGCCGATGCGATAATCTTGGACGGATCCAGGCTCACTGCTGCTCCCAGCTCAGTTCCCACGTACCGGCGCCAGTGCCGTCATCGCTGAACGATGCCGACGTGATTTGCACGTTCCAATTCGCGGCTGTTCCATCCATGGTGTTCCAATAGGTGGAGTTGCCCTGGTCGACATACTTCAGGGTCAGTACCGCGCCAACGCTGAGCAACAAGGTGGTTGGCATCAAGTGAGCACGCAAAGTGTCATCCGCAGTCGAAGTCTGCCGGAAGAGCGTCAGCGATCCGGATACGCGAGTCCGACCGGGCGCGTACTTCTTGCGCCAGTCGCCGATCGCGGTGACCTCGAGCGAGTCTTTCTCGATGTTCAACGTAAAGCTCTTGACCTGAATGGTGATGCCGGTCGAAGCCGTGAAGCCCGAGAACGTGATTGCGCCGCCGTAGCCTGAGATAAGAGCCATTAGATGTCCTTCGCCAAGATGGTTAGTACGAGAGTCACGACGCGTTCGGCGTCACTTTGTCCGTCATCAGGTGCGTCGGTCCGTGCGCTTGCCGCCACAGCCACCAGCACCAGTGTGATGTCATTCACGTTGTCCACTACGTTTCCGCTGAACTGAGCCAGTAAATCGTCAGCAACGTCCCAGGCATCGATGGCTGTATTCGCCACGCACTCGGCTGTCACCTGCATCGTGTAGTGCCCCGAGAGTTTCGATGGCATCGATACTTCGACGTCCATCTGTGTGACCTCGTAGACGATGTACGGGGTCGGATCGCCGGCACGGCGCAGACCAACCGACACGTCCGTCTTGGCGCTACTGATTGCTAGGTACAGCGATTTGATGGCAGAAAGGAGGCCCACTATTTACCCCCCAGCAGCTTCTTGGCTTCCACCAAGACTTCGCGTGCCATTGCGTCTGTGATTCGTCCGATCGCCGATTGTGCCCAAGAGCGCGCCCGACCACTACCGGGAATGCGCCGCGCGCCACCGCGTGCCACTCGGAAACGTGGTGACGTCCACCGGCCAGTGGCGTCGCGGTCCTGCTGCTTCGACCAGGTATTGCCCTTGCCTGGTGAGGGGTTCGCGGAGTTGGTGTACTTCTGCTCGCCCTTGCCGCCGTGCTTGTAGCCCTGCTCGAGCAGATGGAACACGCCCTGCCGGCCGCGTGCCGCCTTGCCGCCCTTCTTCCCGTAGCGCACGCCCATCTGTGCGATCAGTTTCGCATCGGGACCAGCGCCGCCGCGCTTGATGGTTACGCCTACCGCGCTTGCCATTGCCTTCCGGTGGAGGTTCTTGCCGCGATAGGGTCCAGTGCCGACTACGGCGCGAAGTTCCGTTACGAACGGTCGTAGCGCCCTGCGGATGCCTGTGCGGCGCGCCTTCTCGTTTAACTCAGCGCTCAGCCGGCCAAGCGCCGCTGCTACGGTCGAGTTGTCGACCTGCAAGTGCATTTGCGTCGCGCCCGAATTGACCGCCGCCCGTCGGTACGGCGTCGAAATCGGACTCATATCGCGGTCATGTCGTCTCATTGCGTCACCTCGGTCGCGATCACGCGCAGACGCTTCTTGCGCCCACTGTCCGGGTCCACCACGCTCGATACGTTGTAGGTCGTCCCATCCAGGATCAGCCGGCTACGGGCGTTGATGATCGGGCTCCAGGCTGTCTCAATGTCCAGGTCAGTCCGGATCGACACGCCGAGATCGTCAACCACTTCCCGCTGTGTCGGCTTAATCATGCCGCGAACCGTGCCGACAGTCAGCCAGGACAAGTCAGCCTGGCCAAGTGCATCGACCGTCTGGGTAGACGTTTGCACGGTGAAGACTTCGCGCCAGAATCCACAGCCGGCCATAGATCATCCGATCGATTGGTCTGAGTGCATCCGCCGTATGGTCTGGATGAACGGGTGCGGCTCGGGGGTCACGGCGTCATCGCCGCGCCACGGTTCAAGGCCACCGACCTGCAGCCGGATAGCCATCCACTCTTCCTCCGACATCTCAGCCGTGCCGCGATTCGTTGCAGCTTCCCACATGGAAACCGCGGCGCGCAGTGACGCGGCTATAGCCGGGTCATCTTCTCGATGCCCCTTCTTCAACCATGCGCGCACGTCATCTAGCGTAGTTGGGATTACTGGCATGGTGCTCCACCGCGGCGGGGGAAGGGCCGAAGCCCCGCCCCGCCGCTGCTGAGAGGATGATTAGGACGCAGTGACCTGGAGCTGCACGATCGCCTTTGCGCGGGTGAACGCGGAGTTGGCGAACATGGTGCCCTGGAACTTGACCTGACCACTACCGGCCAGAGTTAGGGCATCCCTGTCGATATTCATGCCGGACCACTCCCGGGCGCTGAATGCATCTCGCACGTTGCCGCAGATCAGCATGGTGTTCACGCCGCCGGCTGCAAGAAGCTTGTAAGCAGGAGCAAACTCGGTGACGTACACCGGCAGACCCATGAGCGTGAACGATCCGCCAGCCACGCCAACTGCATCGGCGGATGGAATGAACACTGGGACGTTGTTGATCGTCAGGCCACAGATTGCCGCGTAAACGTCTTGCGACATTACCCATGCGCTTGAGTTCCAGTACGACGCTGGCAAGAGGCTGTATCGCATCTCGCGCAGATTCGCAACAGTCACGCCGGCGGTAATAGCCGTCGCACGTGTTGCACCACCAGCAGCAACAGCCTTAACGGTTGCGGCAGACGTGGTGGTGAAGAGTCCGACCGGCTGGTGCGTGGTCGCGCCGTTTGTACCAACAGTTCCAAGTCCGCCGACGTAACCGAACTCAAGGTTGCGTGCGAATTGGCGCATCAGGTTGTCGACGATTTCAGCCTCGACATCGAAGTTAGCCTGGGCGAGAAGTTGCTTGGTGACGCTGGTGTAAGGCAAGCACGCTGCAGGAGTCAATGGAACTTCAGCGAACGCCGGATTGATTTCCGTGCTGGCCTGTGTTCCGGCATCACTGACCGTCCACGCCGAGGTGTAAGCGGAAGTTTCGAGCGTGTTGTAGCGGAGCGTTTGGTAGCCCTGCACACCAGTGCGAAGCTCAGCGAGGTTGCGAACAACAGTCGCAGCGTCGATGTACTTCATAATCATGTCTTCGTACAGCTTCGGAATCATCACAGCACTGCTGTCCTGACTCTTCAACGCTGCACGAACTTCAGGCTGACGGCCGCCGCGCATGTAGCCCATCCACTGGTCGCGGTAATCGTCGGTGCTGCGGTACTCATCGCGCTGATTGCGGCGATCGATGGTGCGCTGGATCGGGGTCGCAGCCTCGCGGATACCGTCAGCGGCTGCCATCGCGGCGTCACGCGCCTCGAGGATCTCCTCGATCTGTGCGACGATCTCGGCGCGGTTCTCTACTTCAGTTCCTTCGACGTTCTGTGCGCGCAGTTCTGCGAGCTTTGCATTCATGGTGCGGATGTTCATTGGCTTGA